AGTATGAACTTTTTACTTTAGTGTAGCGTTCAAATACTTCTAATTCCCTTTCTCCTGTTATTTGACTACCAGTTAATCTTCTTTTGTTGGTTACATCTTCATTACGTAAACCATGCCTTGATTCAGATGTAGTATTAATATAACTAGTTTCTGCTGTATCTCGTATTTGATCTGCAAATTCTGGATAGTGCTCTATTAATGCAGTCTCTGAAATAATCTTACCTATGATTATGTGAGCCGCATCTCTGCAGAAAGGGTCTTTTGACGAAGGGTCTATAAATAATTCCAATGGATCTATGGATTTGAGCTTAACCTCACCTGCCCCCAGATCAGCATCTGGGTCTATATAAGCCATCATTGCACCCATTCCTTTAACGTAGTAGTCATCGATAGCCTGCTTCAACTCCACATTTCCATTGGAATGATCCCATATGTAGGCCATAATATCAGAAAACATCCTGCCTACTTTAGCATCAGATGTTTCCCTTGCTGTGGATTGAAATTTAGGAGAGTTAGCAGTAAGCATAGCTTTTGCCTGCTCTACTGCAGAATACACCACATTTACAACTAATGGCTCTTGAGCACGTTTACGTAGTGCTTGAACCTGATCATCTGTCCATTGTTTGCCGTTTCGGAACTCATTATCCTCTACAGCTTGCTTTGCCCAGTTCTGCCTAGCAGAAGAGTAATCAGACAGTAGATCTTGTGTTAGTTGTACTTCTTCAGTTTTTACTAAATTACTATGCATGTGGAAAGGGGCATTTTTATCTTAAACTAATACTTTAAGTAAAAGTTCCAAAACTATGCCACTTTCCAACTTATATTATCAACGTAAGATTCGTCAAGTACTTTTTTGTTTTTTATTTCAACTTCTTTATGAGCAGGAGGGAAACACTTTTTAGTAGCATAAAATAATCCATCTAGAAGATCATCATGTTTACCACGTGGATACAATAATAGTTCGTTTTTTAACTCTTCCATGTTTTCTTGTAAAAACACTTTCTTTTGAGCAAAATACGGTTGCATTGTTTCTAGCCTTGATGATTTGCTTGTTCTAGGGTTTTCTTTTATTTCCAGACCTGATATAAAAATACCTTCTTCACTACATCGTTGTTTTAAATATTCTCGTAGCATTTCTTGATAACCTACGCTTTCTACTCTAACCTTAACAGGTTTGAATAATTTAAAATACTCTATGATGCTTTCAGCAAGTTGCATGGGAGTTGCCCTATTACGGTAATACTGGAGAATATACCTGTTGTTGTTTTCGTCTACCGCTATGGGCATAATTACAGAGTAATCTGCTGTCTTGCGGACTGAAGAAGCAGGGTCAACCCCCATAAATACGTTAACTGGCATTTTTTTATCTTTTGTTACTAAGTAATGCCTACCAAAATCATCTATCTCTAATGTATAGTCATGATATTGAATATAGTCTAGCTGAAATAATTGATCCTCATCGCCTATAATCTGACACATGTATTCTCGATAGAATACACTACTACGACCTATAGACTCTAACTCTTCTTTTTTTTGTTTTAATTTTTTTATAGGCTGCCATTCTTCCCATAGTGCTACATTGTTTTTTAGATCTGGACTAAAATGCATATTTTTCCAGCCTTTCATATCTTTTAGTATCTCTACCATACATCGTTGATGCTGTGGAGTACCAATAACAATGATTTTTCCTTTCTTAGGATCTAAAGACGGCACAGCACTCTGCAGTAACCATCGAAGATTTTGCTCCATAGCCTCTGCTGTTTTGGTATTGTTCTCATCTTCTGGATCATCTACGACAATAAGAGTTGGTCTTTGACTTCCTACCTTTATACCACGTAACTGTTGGCCAGTACCTTTGCATATAATAACAGTACCGTCTTTTAATTCTACCTCACTCTTCGCCCATTGCCTTGCATTGTGCTGACCCCAGTAACCATAAATTTGTCGGAAAGTATTGCTGTACTCCAAGGTATCCTTTATGGTTCCAAGTAATTTAATAGCATGGTCTTGCGTACGTGAGACCAGCACAATAAGCTTTGCTCCACTATGATTCATAATGTGAAAAAGGGGATAAACACCGCCAACTATAGAAGACTTGGCATGACCACGTGGAGCAATAATATTTATTTGTTTATTGTTGTTATCAACGATAGCATCTGCTATTTGATAATGAAAATCAGGGGAAGATACGGAAAACATGTTTGGCATGATTACTTTACCAAACATAATCATATTATTTTTTAGTTTGTCTTTTATATATTTTACGTTATCCTGCATGTGTGTACGTACATGTTGTCCATATGTCCATTTGCTAGTTTAATTCAGTAGAAAATACGTCATAAGTGTATCCCAGACTTTCTATCTCTTTTAAAGCATCTAATGCGTACGTGTTCATCCATTCTATATTCGTGTCTTTCAAGACTGCTAGCACGTGTAAAGCTCTGATAGCGGTATCTAATTGTTGTGTTTTTAGATGATCGTCTGTTACTCCTTGATATTCTAGCTCTGTGTTATGTTCTTGCTTCATTTTCTTCGCTTTTCCTTTGCAATGTTAGCCTTCTATCTTCTTTAGCAATCGTATCTGCAATCTGTTTAGTCATATCTACCTGTATTGTGTCGGTTATCATCTTTTTATTAGGTTTCATCTCTAATAGATCCATTAGATAGTCATTTGCTTTTAGAAAATTGTTTACATCGCCTTTTTCTTCTGCCATTTTTAATGCAATAACAATGTTATCTACTGCAAACTCTTTGGAAATACTCTTTTTTGCTAGTATTTCTTTTAATTTTTCTTCTACCATGCGTTTAGCTACTTTTTGTTTAAGGAATCTGCGTACCGTTGCAACTGGCTTTTCCTGATCAGGTCTATATATCTTACTAAGAGTGTCATAGTCCACCTTTCCATCGCTAATGAGCATTTGTGCATAAGCGGTAATAGTATCTTTAGAACGTTTTTTTCCAGCTTCTTCCGTAGTCCACTTTCTAGCAGGGTTTGTTTTACTATATACACCATGTTCGTGATTCTTTAGAAAGTCTATCCTTCCAAATGGAGTGACCCAGCCAACTCCACAGGTAAGTTTAACAAATGTTTTAAGAGTTCCGTTTTTATCCGTATAGTTATTTCTAGCATAGCAGAGAGCGACATAGTTATCGTCTGTGCATCCATATTGGCTAATTTCTGCATCTTTCCAATGTACAAAATCCAGTTTTTTATCCAAAGCTTCTTGTTTTGTATAGATGTTGTAATGTTTCTTTTTTCCATTAATTTTTCTCTGTATTCTAATCATTACTAATTAGTAATCTATTACTAATTAGTAATGCATTACTAATTAGTAATTGGATAACTTTATATAGTTAACTATACTATACTATTTAATCCCTACTCTCATGATTTTCATCGTAACCTAGTTTTTGAGCTATAATTTTAGTTATAATTTGGTATTCAGCTTCCATTTCTTCCTGTGTAGCTGCCATTTTAGTCTTAAAATGCTCAAATTCTTCATCTGTCATGGTTCTTTTTTCCCATTTACCAGTACGAGTATTGAATATTTCGTATTTTCTTTTTAATCGATCTTCCATTTAAGTAATGCTTTAAGTTAATATGTCTATCTAACACTTACAATGCAATTTAGTTCCAAGTACTCATTAAAAAGTATACCTAGAATGGGAGTGAGAGACACATGTTGACCGTACCCACCCTGTTGACAGGTTGTATAGGGGTTGAAATGTTGAGTTCAAATCATCTAGTTACGTTGTGTGCTTACGCACCCAGTACTATCCATTACTTCACACCCCTTTACAATACGGTACTTTATATAAATCCCTACACTACTTTGATGTACTAATGTCTCCTCTATCTATGGCATGGTGCCTAATTACTAATCAATGTAGGAGTAAATTATGTTAGAAAAACTTAAAGAATCTGCAAAGATCGCAGGCTGGTTAACACTTGGTGTAACAGCCATAGCAGTTGAGAAAACAGTTGATGGAGTCAAGGCCATCAAAGAAGAAATAGACAATGATGTACCACAGGAACTTGTGCGTTATCATTGTAGTATCGTACGTAACAGCATCAATAACATAACAAAGTTTAGGAGCAAAGATGGTCAAGCTACTGAATCTGTTGCATGATGTAACTGTTATAATCATATGTACTTTTCTTACTACATCTATGATAGTAGGAATGGCTTTAGTTATCTGGCTTCTCTTTGGAGTCAGATAACTATAGATCATTTACTAGGAATGTTTCCTTAATTTATGAAAATATATAAGACTAGACTCGGCAAGTCGAAGAACCAAAGGGTTGGTGTGTATAAAGATAATGCTAGCTGTGAGCCGGGGTACTACCGGACACCATTTGATACACATCTTATAAGCGTAGACCTACGGATGTTATTAATATGGACTAAGGCTTTATATGTAGCCAACCCTCGTCTTATAACTAATCAATAAAGGAGTAAATAATGAAGAATAAATTAAAAGCAGAAATATTTGATATTAAACATATGTTGGAAAATAATATAGATCTTGCAGTAGAATCGTTTGAAGAACTATCTAATATTTCTGGAATAAGAGCCAAAAAAATAGATAAGCTTAACTCAGAAATTAAGAAAATAAATGAAAAAATAGATACGCTTAATAACGATAAAGATAAACTATTAATGGAAATTAATTGGTACAAAGGTACACATAAGGAATTAAGAGAAGAAATAGCACATCTTTCTCAGTTAAATGAAAAAGGGAATGCTCATACCAAAATGATAGAAGATAAACTTATTGAGGCTACTAAGCCTTGGTATCTTAAACTAAAAGATAAGTTAACTAAATTTGGTATCAGAAATCCATTTTATTTAACAGATGGAGGTAGTTAGGGCCATCGCCCAAAGCAAGATAGGGTTAATGTCGTTCCAGTTTCGACAAATCACGGACATTTGTCCATCATTATAAAACTGGTCTTGCAAATTTTAATTAACCAAAAGGAGTAAATAATGGATCAATTAACATCAACTTGTAATGTTGTTCGTTGGCTCAATGAAGATTATGACCAATGGATAAAAAGATTAACAAAAGAACTAAAAAAGAAAATTAACAAATAGGTTAATTACTGTTTCCTTAATCTTTGGCAACTTTGCCATAACTAACCAACATAGGAGTAAATAATGAAAGATCTTAAAACCGTTGCTAAAAAAGCATTGAACGATGTTCGTAGATCAATACAACAGAACACCAAAGAATCTCTTCTTTGGCTTCAATCATCTGAGAAAGATGAAGATGGTATGTGGATTAATGAACCCACTACAGTTGAACAGATAGTTAAATGTACAGATGATAGTATATTTCATAATGTCTGGGTAAAGCTTGAAGAGGGTTCTGCTGAAGAGCTTGATTCTTTTATAGAAGAACAGCTTATACCAAATGGTCTACGTATTCTTGAAGAAACCGAAAAGCAATCTACAAATGGAAGTGCTGTACGGTTTATGATAGCAAGACCTATGAATAAATAACATATAATGAGATTGGAGTCTTCAGACGAGGCTACTCTTAGAAGTAGTTAATCTCTTTGTATTGTACAAATAATTTGCAAATGCAACAGTTGCACATGAGTATAGCTAAAGGGTAGATCTAGAACAAGACGTCTAGGCTACCCTTACTCATGAACATAATTTTTAAAAAAAAGGAGTGCTACGCACCCAGTATTTACTAAAAAAATACTGAGCAACAAGCTCGCACACAGTACATAAACATTGACTATTACAACAAATAAAGCTATTTTACACAGGGTAAAATGTAGTGTTTATATAGAGTACAGTAGTTGTGGACAACAAGTAAAACAGCAAACTGATTCCTTTATCTATGCTAATTAATGAAGGAGTAAACTATGAGATGTGTAATACACCCTAATGCTATTATTGAATGGCAAGAGGTAGTAGAAACTAAGAACCATCCCTTACTAGGAGATCTTGTAAAAATAACAAAAGATATACCGTATTGCCCTGAATGTTTTGAGGAATATACGGAAACAGGTACATACAATTCTAAGTTAGAAATGTGTGAACAAGATTACTTAGAATCACAAGTAGATAATTATATTGAAAACTATAGGAGCAAATAACTATGAATAACTATTCAGAAATGGTTGCAGTACAATCAATGTTAGATGATGTATATGATATTATGCAATCACTTGATACCGTAGATACCTTAATAAATAACTATGAACTAAAAGAAAATATGGAAGCAGTTGAATTACTACATCATGCAATGAATAAATGCAACAACGTACATGATGTAATAAATGGATTGATAAAAAATTCAAAGGAATCATCATGAATGATTTACATGAAGAAATAGTAAATGATGCTGTGCAAGACGAACTTGCAGAAAAAGTATTCTCAATACTTGACGACTTAATTGACGATCATCTTAGTTTTATGTCGTATGAGTTCAACATAAGTACACAAAATATGAAGAAACTATATGAAGCGTACATAATACAAAAGGAGAAAGAATTATGAATGCAAATTCTGCATTAAAATTTACACGATTATTGGGTTATGTAACAATGACTGCAAATGGCATTCTTAATATTACATCTAAGCTGGCTAACAAAGCGACAGATGTAGTATTAGATCGTAGACGATACAAGGTCGAAGTTATCGTAGACGGAGCCACTATACGCACTCATGAGAACTGCAGCACAGCTAAAGTTCAAACAATCATGAATGCGAGTAGTAAGTTAGGCATTTCTCAGTTAATCGTTACGGAGATGGAATAACTCCATTGGTTAGGGAAGTGAGAACCAGAGTCGCCAACAACTTAACATGTGCGTTAAGGGTATCTCGGAACACACCGAGGGTCTGCGTGGATAGCATGCGACAAGGACAAAACAAAGTGGCTCTGGCTATCACTATTTTAAAGGAAAACAACATGAAACAAGCTACTGCACCAGATACTAGACCAGCTATAGCATTTGACACAGGTACTGAAGTAAAAACTATTATGGATGCATTACGTGCATATAGGGTTTATGAAGTAACTGATGAAGAATACAAAGAGTATATTAGAAAAATAGAAGATCAATTTGAATTAGTCTTAAAAATGTTTTTAAAAAAATAGGACAATACAATGCAACCGTCAATAATAAAACCTCAATCAACAGAACTATCTAAACAAAAAGAAAGGCTAGAAGCTATTCAAGATTTAGGATATAATGTTGTTAATTGTGGACATTGTGGAGATATAATTATCATAAGCACAACTAACAAAAGTGACTGGATTGAATGTCAAGGTTGTGGCTTTACTGGTGAACATTGTGATTATCCAGATTATGTCTACTAAAAAGGAGTAAGTAATGATAGCAGAAACAAGTAAGTTAGCATACAAACAATTAAACGAAAGTGGTATTGGCAAAACACAGAAGTCTAAGATTTTGTATCTAGTAAGAGATCATTATCAAAATACTAAAAAAGGATTGTCTTTAAGAGAAATATCTAATATGACAAACTTTGAAATTAATGCTGTTAGTGGAAGAGTAAACGATTTGAAAAAAGATGGATTACTTGAAACAACAGAAAAAAGAAAATGTTCTTATACTGGAGCAATGATAGCACCAGTAATACCAGTAAAAGAAAACGTAGTTTTAATACTATAAAAAAAGGGAGTAATAACATGAGCTTTATGATACATTGTGGTGGTAAACAAGTAAACTTTGCAGAACTATCTGCAATACAACTACCAGAAAAAACAGATACTTATGAACCAGTAGCTTTTTCTGATTTATTAACAAACACAAAACGTATTTGTGATGATTTACTAAATCTAGAATTTGTAGATCAGAAATTAGCTGTATCTAAAAATGAGCAACGATTCTTTGGATTGTTGCAGTACAAAGATCCAAGCAACGAAGAAATGGGTCAAGCTATTGGTATACGTAGCAGTCACGACAAAAGCATGTCTAATGGTTTTTGTGCAGGCAGCACAGTATTTGTATGTGATAACATGGCATTTACAGGTGATGTAACATACATGAGAAAACATACAAAAAATGTACTTGAAGACTTACAAGACAAGCTAGTAAGTGTATTGTACAAAAGCAAAGACAAGTTTTCAAACATCGTTAAAGATGCTGAAAATATGAAAGAAATAACTATTAGCACAGACGATGCATATAGTTTTATAGGCAGAGCTTTTGGTCACAAAACACTTGGAGCTAGACAAGCTAGTGATGCTATACGTCATTGGAATAGTCCACCATATGCTGAGTTTATGGATCAGAATGTATGGTCACTATACAATTCTTGTACAGAAGCATTAAAGAGTACGCCACCAAATAAAATACTAGAACGTCATATTGAACTACACGATAGAACATTATCTGAGTTTGGAATAAGCTAGTATTATACCTAAAGGAATAACGGTGTCATATATTGCTCCGCACGCAATCCACAACACTACATCCTCGTGCATGGCACCGTTTCCTTTATCTATGAAATCATTAAATAAAAAGGATAAACATGAAAGACATGAACATACATCAAAAGCTAAATATTTTTCAGACCTCACTCAAGGTTGAGAAAGGTCATAGAAACAATTTTGGCAAATACAACTATCGCAATCTTGCAGATATATTTCAAGCTGTAAAGCCATTACTTAGTGAATATGGATGTTACCTTACTGTCTCTGATGAAATTGTACATATAGGTAACAGCAACTATGTAAAAGCTACAGTTACATTTGGCGATGGTACTGATGAAGTATCTGTATTTGGATATGCTAGAGAATCCGTACAAAAGAAAGGTATGGATGATAGTCAAATCACAGGTGCTACTTCATCGTATGCTCGTAAATATGCATGCAATGGTTTGTTTGCAATAGATGATACTGCAGATGCAGACAGTATGGATAACAGAAACCATGTAAGTGTATTGCAGGAAAATACAAAAGGTACCGTTGAGACAGTACCTGATAATGTAGTAAAACTTAAAAGACTTTCAAACTCTGCACACTTTAAAGATGCTGTAACAAAAACAGGTAAATCTATTAGTGAAGGTGTAACTGAATGGCTTAACAAGCAAAAACGTACTGATGCAGAAATACTTCAAAAGTACACACAGTTGAAAGATCTAGAAATAGGTTTTAAGAATAAACAAAATAAGAAGGAGAAAGCGTAATGGCAGGTGGAATGGAAAGAATAGCAACCATAACATCAATTGATGTACAATACGAAACTAAACAACCTTGGATGAAATTTGTTCCAGACATATTTCTTACTGCAGAAGTAAAACATGACTGGGATGACAAAATCACCATATTTGGTAGTTTCAAAAAAGACATAGCCTTAGATGATAGAAGATCTTGGGGTAGTGCATTCAAAGTAGCAGAGTTCTTTGAATGTGCACTAGGCAAAAGAAATCTATTAGTGCAACCAGATTATAGTATTCCAGATGAATGGGTACGTGACTGTATTGATCGTGAGATCAAAATGTGTTCATATCCTACTACTAAACTGAAAGATTCTGGTAAACCATACTGGAACAACTTTGATAGAGTAGCTCAAGCTGGCTCTGTTGACGGTATATTGAAAAAGATGGTTTTGGATTCAGCAAAAGCTGGATACATAAAGAACTACAACTTTTCTAATGACCAGAATGGTGAAGTTGATTTTAACTTTGGCAGCAATGTTAAAGAAGAAAAAACTACACCAGAAGTACAACTAGACGGCATAGAGCTGTAGACCATGAATGACACATGGTACGTAGAATATGCTATTGCTAATGTGTTTAATCGCAATCAGGTAGTTAACATCGAATCTTTCTCAGATATTGTTAAAAAGAATATAGGTAAAGAAATATACAGAAGCATGTATTTATACAGCGAAGATATTGTCGAATACCTCAAAGAGAACAAAACGGTAGTTGGATTCGATGGTGTACAATCTGTAGATAAACTAGTTATTGATATTGACTATGCTAAATCTCCTGATAGAGATATTGCAGGACAACAAACTATTGATGACGTATTTAAAGTTATTTCGATAATGGATGAACTTAGTATCAGAGAACATCATTACAACATATGGTTTTCTGGTACTGGGTTCCACATACACTTAGCGGATGTATATGGATTCCAAGATCAAGTAAGTAAAAACCTTGCATATCAAGTACGTAGCACAATGCAACGTGACTTTGAGAATGCAATAGACAACATCTATGATTCTAGAAGATTGATACGTGCAGGGTTTAGTTACAATAGTAAATCAAAAACATACAAAGTTCCTATAGATATAAAAATGCTAGGCAACATGACCTATGACGAAGTTATAGAATATGCCAAAGATCCATCTGGTAAAAAACCAAACACAATAGTACATGAATCTATTATTGGTTTAGAACCTATGGATGTAAGTAGAAAGAATACAAATGAAGTACGTAAGGTCTTTGAAAATGCAAACGCATCTACGACTAGAATTATTACATGTGCACAGCACATATACAATGCTGGTCAAGTAGAAAAGAAAAGACACTTACATCTACAAGCTTTGGTAGCTATATGGAATAAAAAACTAGGTCTTGATAAACAAGGTTGTTTACAACTAGCAAGAGCGTACATGGAAAAAATGGAAACTCCTCTTCCTATGGAAGAAGTTAATCGCATTGTTGTAGATCAAATGCGTAGAGAATACAATCATGGCTGCAATCATCCAACTCTTGTACCGTATTGTGATAGCAAGTGCTTTAAATACAAGTACAAAGACTTAGATGAAACTGCTAGTATTATTAATGCTAAAAACATGATTGAAAATCTTACAGAATACTATCAGACTGATTGGTCTGAGAAATCTTTTGATTTACAAAATGTGTTTCCATTTATGAATAAATCACATTATTTTACAACAGGACAACTTATCACAATAATTGGAGATACAGGTCTTGGTAAAACTGCATTTGTTCAATACTTGATTACGCAAATACCTAGCATGAAGTGTTTGTTTATGTCTTTAGAAGTTGATGAAGAAACTATTAGTAGAAGATTCTTGCAAGCATCTCTAGGAATGTCTAAAAACGAAATAGCTTTGAGTTGTAAGAATAAAAATAATGAGATTTTGCTAGAAGCTGAAAATTCTATTGAACATATACAACTAACTTGTAAGTCACCAGACATACAGGAATTGCCAAACTATGTACAAGATAGTGAAGCAAAGATTGTTGTAGTAGACACAATAGATAGAATCCCTGCTAAATATGTAAGAAATGATGATCTTGTGCGACAAGAAACTATAGCCAATGCTTTGAAAGATATGGCTATGGACTTAGATGTTATTGTTATTGCAATTCATCATATCTCAAAATATTCATCGACAAGACTAAGCGAAGGACAGAAACTAGATGTACATAGTGGTAAGGGTAATTCAGCAATAGAACAAAAGTCAGATCAATACATAGCTTTTGAGAATCCAGAAATGGTTGCAAATCCAAAATCTATGTTGCGTACTGTATCATCTCTCAAAGCTAGAGACGAATCAATGTTTAAGATAATGCTTAACTTCAACTATGATACATTCACATTTAGCAAACGTAAATAATCAAAGGGCACAGCTTCCTTTATTTGTGCCCTTTTGGTTCACATACTAAAGGAGGCTGCTATGCCAGTAGTAGAAATACATATCAAAGATAATGAAGTACAAAAAATATCAGGCAACAATGCCTACGTATTTGTACACGATCATGATATTAACGAAACCACAACTATGGTTTTTAAAAAACAGGAAGAAATTTATGATAGTACTAAGAACACTAGACATAGTATCAATGAAACTATTCAATCTTCAGAAAAGTGATAAGTATCCAATTAAAGGATACAAGTTTGTTATATTAAATATGTTTGGAGTATCTATTACAATGGACGACTCATTAAAAGGAGCAGTAGGCATATCCTTTGAGTTCTTACCATTGAGATTATTTATTGGATTTAATGTATCTAATAGGTGGATTATATGAGTAAATATAGAGCAAACATACAATCAGAAATGACTCAAAAACTAATATACTTTTTAAGTGAATTAGAAACTACAGATAGGTCAAGAATGAGTACAGTAGGTAGAAACTGCTTAGATAACATATGGAAGTTATTAGGGCAACCAACTTACAAAGAAATGATAACAGCAAAAGAAAAAGTTTTACACAATTTTGAGGAGGAAGAATGAGTAAACAATCAATATATGTAAAGCATAAAGACGAAGTTTTTAATAACTTAATAAAAACATTAGAAAATATGCCTATTGAAGCAAGCATGATTGCTGGAGAAATGACACATAATTTATCATACGATATGGGATATAAAGATGCTTTAAAATGGGTATTAGACCTTGATAAAAAGGAATCAAAAAATGAGCGGAAAAGCACCTAAACAAAAAGGTAACAGAATTGAAAGAGAATGTGTAAACTTAGCTAAAGAATATGGTTTTGAATCTAAACGTGCTTGGGGATCTGATGGTAGATCACTAGGCTGGCATGAAGAAGTAGATATGATAATTGTACCAAAAAATACCAATAAATCAAGAAGTGATGAAATTGGATTTCATTCAAGTATCTACAAGTTTCAAGTTAAAGGTCGTAAAGCTATAGCTGATTATTTAAAACCATGTGATGAAGTCTATGGACAGATTCTTAAAGAAGATCGAAGAGAAGCTTTAGTGACAATACGGTACAAAGACTTGCTTGATTTATTTAAAATGATAGCAGGATAATGAGCAAGGTGCTCAAAGGAAGGCTCTTTTCCAACGATAGCATATGCTTAGGAAAGAGTAAATAAAGATCTTAAATATGTTTAACTGTAGTTGGCTCTAAGTTAAAACTGTTAAGATAAAGTTAAAAGGGGAGGAATACATCAATCTTCCCCTTTTAAAACATAACGAGGATAATATGCATGCAGATAAAATATATGAAATACTAGATAGTATACCTATAATAACAGAAAAAGACGAACCATTTGATGCTGAATTACTAAACAAGTTAAATGATATTCGTTTGTTAGTAGAAGATATGAATAAGGAAATACAACATGTTCGACGACTGGCTATTTGGGGAACCGATTACTAAAGGATTTGACGGTGCTTTATCTGAAGGTAAACGAACAGATGCAAGAGTAAAGTACTGTCCTGAATGCAAGTTTTGTTGGGAGTTAGATAAATATCAAAGCCAACAATATCATAATAAAGAAAAAGATAGGAAGGCATACAACTATTATGAAAACTTTCCTAAATATGGAAAAGAAAAAAAAGTATGCCCTAGATGTAAACAACTTAAGTAAATCGAAGCAGGGAACAGTAGATAATATTCTATAGTGAATCGACCTTCCCTGCTGACGTTTAAGGAGTAAACATGGAATACATCCAAAAATCAAAAGTAAAAAAGTTCATTAATAGCAAAGGTTACAGGTTACGTCCTGATGCACTTGATGGTATTAATAGAACTGTAGAAGATGTTATCTCTTCTATGTTAAGTAACGTAGAACAGGATGGCATGAAAACATTACTACCTCAACATACA